TGACGGTTTAAGGTGGAGGTTTACCACCAACGCAATGCGTCCGTCCCGTGCCCTTTACGGTTTGAGGTGGAGGTTTACCACCAACGCAATGCGTCCGTATACTTATATTTACGTCAAAGATTTCTGACAATCAACTGGCTAGAATACCACAGGAGCGCCTTTCGACGCAATGGCAAAGTCTTTTGCAAATGGTTGCAATGCTTTGCCAAAACCACCTATATCGGATTCAATCGACCGGATAGGATCAGGAGAGCGATGCGCTTTCTGCAACACCCTACGAACCTTTGGGGTCGTCATCTCTTGTAGAGTTGACTTCGTCCTCACAGGTAAAGACTGAAGAGTGTTCGTGAGCTTGTTTGCTCCAACGTCATGAGCAACGCTTTGCGTCGCCACAGCGGTCACAGTTTGACCACCAATTTCGATTATCTGAATCAATTCAGCTTCGAAGACGCTGCCAGCCACACCTTGCAGAACAGCACACATGCTCTTGTCGATCACAGCGGGAACCTGCACGTAGAGCTTTTCGCCATCTCTGCGTGGGTGCCACTGCACAATGTGCCACTTGCCAGGAACGGCTTGTTGACGAACGGTGGAGTTCATATTTTGTATCAACAACAACGATTCTCCAGTCAGATCCTGATGTGCTGGATCTTCCAACAAATCTACCCTGCCGTTGCAGTCAGTTCGTTTTCCGTTCCAACGCAAACGCAGGGCACAGCCTACAACGCGAAATGAAAGACCAGCGTACCCAGTTGTGAACTGGGCATATCCATAAGGCGAGTTTGACAACGCGCCGTAGATACCGGTACCAGTGATCGCCAACGTGCTACCAGCGAACGTCGCATCTGTGTAGTAGAAAGATGGGGAGTCGTTGGTTGCATTCGCATTAACGAACACGAAGCCGTAGCCATTGGTGCCAATTGCTACATTGGCACGCGTAATGGTTTTGATCTTCTGCGATCGGAGTGCCGGTGAGAACGCGGAGCCGCAAGGTTCAACGTCCCATGGTCTCAGTTGGGCAACTGCATGAGACACTGCAGCAGACTCCGGAGAAGGCGTATTGAGGAATCCAATATCCTCAGCACACGCCTTCTCTCGTCGTCTGCGGTTGCGGTTTCGCTGTCTTCGCTTTCGCTTAGGCTTTGGTCCAGACTGAATGCGGACCGTTTCATAGATGATGTTTTGTTTCTTCTTTGCCATTTCAAAACTTTGTTTGTTTTGTGGGCCCGTTGATAGACCCACCTCACAACTTAACAGCTGCGAGAAACAACGGCCCTGATCCGAGGGTCGTTGTTGCGCGTCTCATGAAGGACGCCGCGCATAGCATCAGGACTGGGAGGCCTAGTAAATAACTTGTAGGCCGCCTTGGCCCAAGTCGTTAGACTCGAGCGCCACTGACCACCAACGCGACGGTACCTCCTCGAGCAGAATTCAAATTCGTCCGGGGTGGTAACTTCGACGTCACGCAGGGTCAGCCCGATGTTGCTGTAAAGTTGGGTCAATCTCTCCGCGCTGCCACACGGATTCCACTCATTGCAGTCATCACCGAGTGCAACGTAGTGCTGGGAACCAACAGCCTCGCACGCAGCCATACGTGCAATGGTGTTCCCGACCGTAGTGAAGAAAGTGCCAGAGGGCATGAGCCCTAGACGCAACTTGATCCTCACTTTGCCGTCATTTACTTGAAAAGGACAGCAAACGATTCCAATGAAGTGGGCACGCAAGCCCCTCTGCCACCACAATGGTGCATTGAAGCGAATGCGCAAAACCTCAATGATCATCAACGCCGCCACCCAAGTAAAGTGTCCGTCCCAGTTGGAGACGTCACTCCTAAAAGGAGCGACATTTCCAGCATCGCGACATTTCTGTGCGTGCATCTCTCCGAAAAGAGAGTCATGGTTGTCACTTGCACCGTGCCCATAAGCAATGGGACAGTTTGGGTATCGCTTGTTAAGTTCCTTACAATAAGATAGGAGGAACCATTTGGCAACGAGTTGATCAACAACGTCACAACACCACACGTTACGATACCTCTTTTCGAGGAGTTTGCGACGTGGGTGGGGTTCAAACTTGCCGAAAGGACTGTAAACGGAAAACAGTCCACGCACGACCCAAGACATGGGGTTGGCGATGTAATCCTTCAAATCTGAGTCTGTGAGTGTACAGAGCAATAGAATGCGGAAAGCGGCGGTTCGAACAACAAGGTCAACCATAGATTGTTCACCTTGCCAAGAGTCGTTGTTTGGGAATCGAGTTGACAATGGATAGCCGGGAGAACTGACGGGATCCAGTGTATGCCGGATCTCATCAATCTGTTGGCAGATTGTTTCGAAGTTTGGTATATTTTCGGGTATTTCAGTTTTAGGTTCGGGAAGGCGAGCCGAGATTCTCTCGGCGATGGCGACATCGCCATCAGACAAAGGTGTGAACACCTCGTCTATGACTGCGCAGGCGCAGGCGATTTGTCCTTTGCATCTCGTGCACGGGCTCTCGCCTTGCGTTGAGCATTCTTCTTCCGCTTGGCTTCCGCTTTCTTCAACTGAGTTAGCTCCTCTTTCATTTCTGACATAGTACGCATCAGTTCGGTCATTGGTGAAGCGGAGTCGTCCGCTTTCTGGCCTGAGCTGGTAGTCGATCGATCTGAAGAGTGCTTTTGGCCCTTCTGGGGGCCACCCGTAGTCGTTGAGTTCTGGGGCGATTTCCTTGATTTCGTCCGGGATTTCGCGGAATCCTTTCCGCCGCCCGTGCCCGCTGCGTTTGAGACAGGAACCGACGACTGCGCCGTTTTCGAGTCTTGAGTCTTCTTCGCAGGCTTCGTTGAAGTGTCCCCAGCTGGCGAGCATTTCTGCGTCGCTTCTGCCGGGGATGGCCGAAAATCCTGTTGCGGCGGAGGTGCGCTTGTTTCAAGCGCTTCGTCCGCAACACTCCAGGAATCTTCTTCTGATCCCCATCGGTTTCCTTTCGGTTCGTAATCACGTTTCGATAGGATCTCTTCAACAAAAGGATCTCGAAATTGCATTTCATAGCGATCTTCGAAATCATCGGAGTAATCATCATAATAATAATCACGCCGTTTCATGTCAGACTCATCCATAACAGGCGATTGGCCGGAATACTTGAGGTGAGCCTTCTTTATTCCGACTTGCTCATGTCTGAACAGTTCACTGAGATCGATTCCGACGTTGTACTGGCCGTTCTTCATGCCGGCCACGTGCATAACGCCACAGGGAGAAACGATTCCGCAACTCCCCTCTTTGCTGGAAGCTGTGTGATACACAGCACGTGCTTTACGCACAGCCTCAACAGAGGCTTTTCCAGTAAGGCAACCCGTATATGAGTTGTAGCAATAATTGCCGTCCTCATCGGGCTCGACAGAGTAAGAAACGAATTCCAAATGCTCGTAAGCACGTGACGTGATTGACATCTTTTGGATGCCGACCTGTTTCCACTCATCAGTGAGCTTAATCGCCAACACATCGTGTGTGACATCTCTGCCACGAATGTATATGGACTTCGCTGGGTCGAAGGTGTATTTCACCTCGGCCTTCTTATTTGGGTTGACAAGGAAGAGGTCAACCGGGGAAGCTTCTGGCCTAATGGCATGGGCTACCGTGAACAGCCAATCCCCAATGCGAGTCCCAAAATGCATGAAGCGATGTTCGCCATCACATACAAGGACGTAGTGGGGGGGCAATTTGTCAACTTTGCACGGTTTGCTCCCTTTAATCATGCTCTCATCCTTAACTTCCGGCGCTCGCGTTTGCTGCGCGTTTCCATCAGGATCAGGGGCAATCATGATCGTTCCGGTTTCAATGCCTCGGATCGCCTTGAGAGGAACCATAATTCCACAGACCTCGACATAGTGAGTTGTCCACTCGCCCATTTCGAAGTCAGGTTCATCTTCTGGGTCACCAAAACTAACGCCACCAGAGTTGGCGTATGAACGTTGGCCCTTATACAGGGCCACACGCGACGCAACCCCGGCGGGGATGCGTGGGATCGCTGTGACAGCTCTCCCACAAGTCCGAAGCAGAGAACCACACCAACTACCAACGGCCATTTCCCAGACAAATGTAAACATCGCGGGAGGGAAAATGAGGTAGAGAAGCCCGGGCACGTACTCGGTTGAAATAGATGAGACGATATTCATCACCTTAGCAATTTCAAACCAAATCCACCAGCAGTACGAACCAAGTCGCATCATAATGTCGAATTGAGTTCGACGATGCAACAAAGTCATCGGCTTGCAACTTTCAAAAGTCGCACGCACGAGACAAGAGACGGTCCGACCACCACACGTGGTAATGGCCTCGGGGCAAGAAACGTTCTCATCGAAGAGGACGTTAATGCCGCTGGTTTCGGTATAATTCTCCAATGCGAGCCACCTGGCAACACTGTGAGGGTGCTTGACAGCCAGGGCCGAGAGTCCAGAACGATACATCGTGGATGAATCCCAATCGAAAATCGAATCCAGAACCCCAAGGTACAACAAATAGCCCAAAAGGGCTAGGATGAAAACAGTAAATTTTGAAAGTTTCATTGTTGCGCTACGCAAAAGGTAC